GACGATCACTGAAGTAGAAAAGCAGTTGAAGGCAAAGCTCTCCAAGACCGAGTTTGCTCCGGTCAAGGCGGACATGACGCTGCGCTTTATGATGAAAGAATCTTCCGGCTATGCGGTCGTCAACGAAAATGATCGTCGCCCTTCTGTTGTGCCTGTGGCGCAAGAGTTTGGCACGGTGAACTTAGACAACCTTTCTGATGGAGACTGAACTGATGGCCGATCTAGCAACAAATATGAGCGCAGAATGGATTGCAAACGCGGTTCGCAAGAACCCCTGCATTCTTCTGGATTCAGGAAACATCCGGACGTGTCCCGTTCGCCTGTCTTTCCCGAATGTCTTCACGCGCTCCAAACCGATCCCGCCCAACGTCGAAGGCAAGTACGGAGCCAACCTCGTGTTCCCCGTACAAGCCGACCTGACCTTGATAAAGGCTGAAGCAGCCAGGGCGACGTTGGGCAAATGGGCAAACGCGGGAGCCAAGGGCGGGCCTAAGCTCAAGTCCCCGTTTAAGGAGCAGTCCGAAATGGCTGACCGCTACGAGGGCTACGACGATCAGGGTATGTTCCTGACCTGCGTGTCGGACAAGATCATCCAGGTCTTTGACGCACGGATGCAGCCCGTAACCGACCCTGACCGCATCTATCCCGGCGTGTGGGCGGTCGCGACTATCCGTTCGTTCGTCTACGACATGGGCGTCAACAAAGGCACGTCGTTTGGTCTTCAGGGCCTTATGATTATCGCCGATGACAAGCGCTTGGGCGGCGGCGGGGCTTCGCCTTCAGACTTCAAAGGCATTGACATTGATGCGTCAGTGTCAAGCGAAGGCGTCTTCGGCAACGACGAAGCTGACGCAGCCGCCAAGCTGTTCGGTTGATATGATGGTGCAGCCCGAAGCAAGTCTGGACTTCGAGACGAGATCGGAGTGCGATCTCAAAAAAGCCGGGCTGCACCGTTACTTCGAGCATCCGACTACCGAAGTCTTGTGCCTTGCCTACCGCATTGGCGACAACGCGATCAAAACGTGGCGTCCGGGGCAGGACTGGCCGCTCGATCTCATGCGCCACATTGACAACGGCGGGACTGTCATCGCGCACAACCAGGCGTTTGATAGAACTGCATGGATCAAGACTTTCAAGCACCCTATTTCTTTGCAGCAATCCGACTGCACAATGGCGCGCGGCGCTGCGATGGCGCTCCCCCAATCACTCGACCAGTTGGGCTTGGCGCTAAAGGCTCCTGTGGCCAAGGACCGCGCTGGTCGCGCTCTCATGCTCAAGATGTGCAAGCCGCGCGGCTACCTCGAAGACGGCACGGCGGTCTGGTACGAGACGCCTGAACAGCTTGACGCGCTGACCGCGTACTGCGTGCGAGACGTTGAGACCGAGCGCGCGATCAACCGTATCGTTCCCAAGCTCTCGACCAAAGAGCGCGAAGTCTGGATCTTGGACCAGAAGATCAACGAACGCGGTGTCTACGTAGATATACCCATGTGTCAGCTCGCGCTCGATGCCGTCACCGTGGCCAAGGCCCGCGCCGACAAGAGAATGTCCGAGCTGACGCAGGGCCGCGTAGCCAAATGCACCGAAGTCGCCAAGCTCGTCGCGTGGTTGAACGCGCGCGGCGTCACTTGTGAATCTGTTGCCAAGGGAGATATTGTCGAAATCATCCTGCGCACTCAGCTACTCGATGATCCGCAAGCACGCGAAGCGATCGAGCTTCGTCGTTCTGCGGCCAAGTCGTCAACCGCCAAGTTTCAGTCGATCGTCAACAGCGTGTGCCGCGATGGCCGCGTGCGAGGATCACTGCGTTACCACGGCGCTTCGACCGGACGGTGGGCGGGCGCTGGAATGCAGCCGCACAACTTCCCGCGTATCGACGACGGGGAAAGCGTGGCCGCAACAATAAAATTGCTGCGCAACACCAACACCGGGGCGGAAGCCTGCGATGCGATCGCGCTCTTCCTCGGAGAGCCGATGGCGTTCCTGTCCAAATGCCTGCGCTCGATGATTGTCGCAAAACCCGGACACAGATTGATAGGAGCTGATTATGCCAACATCGAAGGGCGAGTTAATGCGTGGCTTGCGGGGGAAGACTGGAAGACGCAAGCATTCGGTTCTTTTGATCGCGGTGCCGGGACCGACCTGTATGTTCTGGCCTACTCCAAGGCGTTCTATATTCCCATTGGTAGCGTCACGAAGCCGCAGCGCCAGATCGGTAAAGTCATGGAACTTAGCATGGGTTTCCAAGGCGGATGGCGAGCGTTTGAAAAGATGGGCGCTAATTATGGCGTCAGCGTCGGCCAGGAAAGAGGCGAACAGCTTAAGAAAGCGTGGCGAGACGCGCACCCGGCTATTACTGCGTCGTGGTGGGAGCTTCAGAATGCCGCGATTGAAGCGGTAGAAAATCCGGGTCTTACCATATGGTGCCTGAACAATCGCATCGCGTACCGCGTGGCGCACGGCTTCCTGTGGTGCCTGTTGCCGTCAGGCCGGACGCTCTCTTATGCTGCGCCCCGCATTGTCTGGAGCGAGAAGACCGAAACCCTCAGTGCTCGTCCCGGCGTCGAGTTCGATGCGGTGAACGGCGTGACGAAGAAATGGGGCACGCATCGGCTCTACGGTGGCCTTCAGTGCGAAAACATCGTGCAGGCGATCGCGCGTGACGTTCTGGTGGAGGGAATGATGGCGCTCGAAGCGGCAGGCTACCCCCTGGTGCTTACAATTCACGACGAAAATATATCCGAGATGCCGATAGGCAAAGGAAGTCTCGAAGAGTTCGAGCGTATCATGTCGGTCGTACCTGCGTGGGCCACGGGCCTTCCGGTAGCCGTCAAAGGTTGGGAAGGTCAGCGTTATGGCAAGTAGCAAAACATTCACACCGAGGGAGACTTCGCTTCTCAGTGTGTTTTCTAACGACGAACGAGACGCGCTAATCGACGATCTCTATTTTGCCTACACGAGAGGTGACGGCAAAGAGATCAAGACATGGAAAAAGCAACAGGCGCTATCGTGGCCCTTTGCCTCCATTAACCGCAAGCTCCAGCCGATGCGCAAGCGAATTGTCTTGGGCGAGAAGCGCAGAACCTATCGAATCGTTAGTCAGTAATGGCTTCCCCTCGGGGATCTATCGGGCTTGCTATGGCATGGGCTGCGCGCGGTCTGCGCGTGTTCCCTCTCATCCCCCGCACCAAGCGCCCGCGCGACAAGCAATTTTATAATTCGGCGACCAGCGATCCCGAAGTAATCAAAATTCTGTTTGCTGACGGCGACTGGAACGTGGGCGTTTCGACCTGCAACATGCTCGTCGTCGATGTTGATGTTAAGAACGGCAAGAACGGATTGAAGTCGTTCTTCAATCTAGACATGCCGCTCAACACGTTGGTGGTCGAAACACCGACCGGAGGCTTCCACTATTATTACAAGTCGCCCAACGTCGCCAACACAACAGGCAAGCTTGGCGAAGGCATCGACACCCGCTCGCACCACGGCTACGTCATCGCCCCCGGCTCGGTCACCCCTGAAGGCATCTACACTCTCAGCAACGACGCTCCCCTAGCTCATGCCCCACCGCACATCCTGGCGCTTCTCAGCGAACCAAGAGAGCGGAAACGCAAAGGCTTTATAGTCAGCGATGACGACGAGATCGCGCTGAAGGCATCGGAAGCCTATCTCCAGACGGCAGACGGCGCGGTCGAGGGAGCTAACGGAGACCAGCACACCTTCAACGTGGCCTGCAAGCTGCGCGACTTGGGCTGCGCAGAACTGACTGCCTTTTGCATGATGCTCGATCTGTGGAACGAAAGGTGCGAGCCTCCGTGGGCACCCGAAGCACTCGAAACCAAAGTCGCCAACGCCTACCTCTACGCTACGTCGTCGGCGGGTCACCTTCATCCGCTCGTACAATTCTCCGGCGTCAGCATTGATCCTCCCGAAGAAAAAGGACGCAAGTGGGTACGCCACGGCGCGGTATGGGAGAAGGATAGCCAATGGCTTTTCTACCAGATGCTCCCTGCGACCGGCGTTGCGATCCTTACCGGCCTGCCGGGCAGTGGCAAGACGTTCATGGCCACGCACATTGCCGAGAAGCTATCGACGGGTGACCCGTGGTTTGGAGAGAACCCCGACGAACGCGGAGGCACTATAATTCTGGCCGCTGAGGGTCAGGGGAGCTTGGGTCCGCGCCTCTCGGTACTTGGAGAGGGCAAAGGACGGTTACCTATCTCAGGGACGCCCGTAGGTGCTCTGTCGGACAGGAGCGCGTGGGAGACGCTGCGCAGCGATCTCCATGCCGAGTGCGACCGGATGCTGAAGAGTTTTTCCGTGCCGGTATCGCTGGTCGTTCTCGACACGCTCTCAGCCTCGGGTCTCGTCGGCGACGAGAACAACAACAGCGAGTGCGCCAAGGCGATGAAGAAGCTGGAGGAGCTGGCCCGCGAGTTCGACGTGCTGGTTATGATCCTGCACCATCCCCCCAAGAACGGCGAAGGCGTGCGCGGTGGTTCGGCGCTCTTGGCCAGCGCAGACTACGTGCTGGAGATCGAGGTTGAGAAGGGCAAGAAGGTTCGCACGCTGACGCTGACCAAGGCCCGCGATTCCGAAGCGCCGCGCAAGCTCGGCGGGTTTACCCTCGTAACCAAGATCACAGGGCAGGACAGCCGGAGCCGCAACATAACGACTTGCTACGTCGAAACGTCACAGAGCAAAGCCTTTACCGGGGCCAAGCCGCCGAGGTGGGACAACTTCATACAGGCAAAGGACTGGGCGCGGACGACTACGAAAACTCCGCTTAACGATCCCGTATCCGATGACGCGGTGTTCGAGCAGTTCAGGGCCAAGTACGAAAAGGAAGCTCTTGCTGCGACCAGCTATGCCTACCGCGCCTGCCGCTCTTACGCGATTGACCAAGGTATGATAGAAATGATTGAAGATTTGGAGAACCCAGGCGGCGACGTCCTTATTCAAGATTTGAAGGTCGAGCTATGATGATGCAGCCAGACATTGAAGGCATCAAGATAATTCAGGGCTTCGAGCAATGTCGTCTCACCGCCTACATGCCTACCGCCAAGGACAGACCGACGATTGGTTGGGGGTCCACTGGGCCTGACATTCATCTTGGTCTTATGTGGACACAGGCGCAGTGCGACTTCCGGTTCGCCCAAGACCTTAATCGTTTTGCGGTGTCTGTCTCGCAGTTGGTTACGGGTCACCCGACGACTGAACATCAGTTCGATGCGCTCGTCTCGCTGGCCTACAACATCGGCACGCACGCGCTTTCGATATCGACGCTTCTGCGCGATCACAACGCGGGAAAATATGTAGAAGCGGCTGACCAGTTTCTTCTCTGGAACCACCAGAAGGGAAAGATCCTCGACGGACTGACACGGCGTCGGCAAGCCGAGAGATCGCTTTACCTCAAACCGTAAAGGAAACTATCGTGGCCATTCTCATTGTCGTGCTTATCGCGTTTCTGATCGCTGCTGTATGTATCTATCTGGTGGATATGGTCGGGCTACCTGCCCCTATCAACATGATCGTCAAGCTCGTGATCGTTGTCCTGGCGATCGCTTTCATCGCGCAGCGTGCAGGCGTATTTTAAGCCCTACTCTTTCGGTCGGCTTTAACAAGGTCGAGTAGTTCTCCGAGGCGATCGTTGGTCTGCTTGCGCAGGCCAGCGGCGTCAATCCGCACCGAAGCAGTGAACATTGACGAGGTTATGGCTTGCTTGGCCGAGAGGATGCGCGCGAAGTGCTTATGGTCGGGGTCGAGTTCTATGTCCATCACCGCCTTGGCGTAGCTGAACGATGCGGTCAGAAGCTCCTCGAACTCCTTGGGCTTGTCTAAAAGACCAAATGCTTCGCGAAACCCATCTTCTGAATCGTCGGAAGCTGGTCCTTCAGACGACCCCCGATATCCGGACGCCAGAAAGGACTGTTCGGAACCTCCAAAGTCTTCAGAATCCGATAGGCTTTCGCCCTCGCCGTCCTCACCGTCGCCCCCAACCCAGAGGCTACCAACACGTAGTCCCCCGCCGTTACCAGACAGGGGAGGTCTACCACGCTGCCCTCCTTGTTGTGGGGTGCTGTTCCCTGCATTAGTTCGCACGGGTGTAGGCATTGTTTCATCCACGGTTTGACGTTGTATACGGGTATTCCGGTCACAGACTTACGAGTAAACAGGCTGAAAGGAAAGTCGGGGATCGCCATGACAACGCCGACCGCCACTTCGTCTTCGGCAAAAGGCTGCGCGTCGGTGCCGTCAGCCAGGTCCATCAACCACTGTGCCACGTCACCTTCGATAAGCGCCATCTGGATATTGAACGTGGGCCAGCCGGGTCGCATCGTAAACTCAAGCGGCCACGGCACGCCCTTGTCGTCGATGATGCAGTTCACATCGACGTAGCCCACATAGTCGATACGGTGCAGCTCCTTGATTAAAGGACGCAGCACCATCTCAGCGAGCTTGGACTGGCGCACCACCTGAAGCACGGTGCCCATCTCTCCGGTAGCGGGGCCTGTGTCGCCCGCCATCAGCTTTTTGAACTCCCAGTTCTCGTGCCAGCCACGGTTAAACCCGTGGGGTCCGAACCACGCTCCTACTGCCATCTCCGTGCCTTTGACGCACTCTTGCAGGATGAACGGACCTTTGTGCCTCTTCTGCTCTTTCCACCTCTGGAGCATGAACACCATGTCAGCGGGAGATTGCGAAACGTAGGTAAGGCTTTTGTCGGTCTCGTCGCCGCATGGCTTGGAGACAAAAGCGCGGCCTTCCTTTTTCACGTAGTTGATCGCGTCGTCGTACTTGGTAAACTCTTTGTGCTGCGCCACCTGCATCCCGCACTTCTTGAACATGGCTTGGCCCGCGTTGCGGTCGAGTTCCCATGTGGACGCCTCGCTCGATGCGCCGACGATCCTGACACCGCGTTCGCGCCACGCATCAAGCTCCCTCAGGTACTTGGTGTTGTCGGCCATGAACACGACGTCGGCCCAGCGCATCCAGTCCTGCCACACTTCGACGAACTCGGAAGGCTTGTGTAAACACCCTCGACCTATGTCCTTGGTACGCTCGACGCGGCGAATGAACCACTTGATGACGTGGCCTTGCGCCTGCGCCCTGAGAGCGAAGTCGAGCATGAAGCCGCCCTGATCTATGAGGAGGATCTTCATGCTAGCTGCACGTGAATATGCCCTGCGGTCGCACGACGCGAGGGGCTGTTGTACTCGTCATACACTTTAGCCTTGATGCCCGCGTCGGAGAGGCGACGACGTAAGTCGGCTGCGGCTTTGGTCGAGCTTCCCTTAACCGAAAAGTCGATCGCTTTTCCCTGACCATGAACGTCGCCTGCCGGGTGATAGCTGTCGTTCTCGGCAGTTATGCGGTTGAAGCCGGGGATACTGGAGAGCATGTCTAGAATTGGTTTCATCTCGGGACGCAGTGCGCCCGCGTTGTTTGCGCCGGGTTTTACGCGCGGGCCAGCGTTGCTCTTTGCGGGCTGTTGCTCCCAAGAAAAGCCCTTGGAAGGTGCAGGTGCCGCGTCAGGCTGGTCCCAAGAGAACCCCTTTGCAGCAGGGGGAGCTGGCGCTTTACGAGCAGCGTCCTTCTTCTCGTGGCCCTCTTTGGTTTTCCACGCACGATCGTTGCGCGCCTTCTCGTCGCGGGTGTTGCCCTCGGGGTCCGAAACGAAACGAGGAGACGCGCGAAAGCCCATCATGCGCGCCGTAGGACTTATCTTAGATCCCTTCACGCCGTTGTC